TAGGTAAATACATAACATTGACCCCTGAAATTATACAGGAGTTAACCGGGTTAGAAATAGAAGAGATTGAGGCAGTACAAAAGGCATCAAACCCAATGGAAACACCTTTAAACAGGCTAAAGAATTATTACGGATTAGAAGATTTTAAAACAGATTGCAATCATGGCTGCTAGGACATTAAAAGTAATATACGATGAAATAATAGCCGAAAAAAATACTTTTAGCTATTTAAGTGGGCTTCAACCCAATGTTGAAAGTTACCAAACCTTTTTACAGTCTTTAACCTCACAATCAAAAGTAGCAGTTTGGAGGCTTATGTGTTATTTAGTTGCATTGGCAATATGGACACATGAAAAACTAATTGATGTACAAACAAAAGAGATAGAACAAAGAGCCGAAGATAGCATTCCGGGGGTAGTAAGATGGTATAGGGATGTGTCTTTATTATGGCAAGATGGCGATCCATTATTATGGGACGGCAAAAAATACATTTATAGTCCAGTAAACATAAATAATAGGTTGGTTGAGTATGCCGCTGCCTTTGAAAGTAACACTCAGGTGATAGTGAAAGTTGCAAAGAATAACGGGAGCGACGTACCAGCCGCCTTATCTGCTGCTGAAAAGTCAAGATTTGAGGCTTACTTGAATTTAGTTAAATATGCTGGAACAAATACCACTGTAATAAGTCAGGCCGCTGATTCAGTGAATATTACTTGTACAATATTTTATGATCCTTTAGTTTTGGATTCGACAGGTACATTAATTGAAGATGGGGCTACTAAACCAGTAGAAGATGCTATTGATGAGTACGTTTATTCTTTAGGGGCTGTAAACTTCAATGGTAAGTTTAGAGTAATTGACTTGGTAGATGCTATGCAGGATGCAAGTGGATTTAAGAATGTAACTTTTAGTGCAATTAACGTAACCACTCCAGCGGCTATTAATATTTTAGCAGCAACGGGGCAAACATACCAATCGGTTGCAGGTCATATGACAATAGGAACTTTAACAGTAACTTATACGGCTAACTAATGTATAGTATAAACTTTAGGCAATTATTTAAGACTATCACCCCTGCATTTTTAAGGAGAAATGCGCTATTGTCTTTTTTATACTCATTTGCAAAGCCATTACAAACATTGAACACTACCGTAATAGTTCCTTGGAGGGCTAGGGTACGTAGTTTAGTTGTATTTGACGGTAGGACATTAATGATGGAAAAACTGTTAAACGATCAATACCTTTTAACATACGATCCAAACCAAAGGGAAAACGATATTTCATTAAGTTCGATTATCTATATTGATAACGTAGCTAATAACAATCTTTTTTACCTATACAACAAAAGCGAAGGACGTGATCCAGTTTACCTGTATAACAAAAGTGAATTAGAAGCACCTGTTTACTTATTTAATTTAAGTGAGGCAGGGACTTACCCGGTATTTATAGTGTATGTACCTAATTTATTGGGTGGTACTTACGAAACAGCAAACACAAATGATAATCTTAAACTAAGGCAATTTGTAGAACGCTTTAGATTAGCAGGTAGAACAAATTATTTAATTTTTAGATACTAATATGAACAAATTTATAACAACAGACACCGGGGGGCTTCCATACGTTTTAGACGATATAAGATGGGTAGAAGATTCAAACAGGGAAGGGATAGCTGATATTGTAAAAGGTATTGCAGATAGTGGAACTACTGATTTTATTCTTTGGGGCTGTAATATTACAGACAACACTACTTACTTTGATGTAAGTGAGGGGGCTATTGTATTTGATGGGGAAATATACCACTTAGCAGCAACCACAAACCTAACAAAGGTAAGTTTACAGTATTTGATTTTTAAACCAAGTACCGGAACTTATGACAGTGATGGATTAAAGACATTCCAAGATTCTGCAACGCATGATACTTATGAGATAAGAATAGCAACGGCAACTATCGGGGCAATACCGGGGGCAGGTTCATATATTATAGCTTCAACAGCCGGAGCAAGTGCAATACCTGAGAAAAGAGATCAAACATTTAACAACTACATAGGCTCACCTACTAAAATAACTTTAGGAGAAACTGCTATTGACGATTGCGGAACTTATTATACTACCAATAACATAGTAGCGGCTAACAACAAGGTTAAGTTTTGGAAACAAGGTAGCAGTGTATTTATTAAAGGTGGATTTAGCCAAAACCCATCATCTTCAGTAACTTCAAGGTATAAGGTAGGTTCATTACCATCAGGATATAGACCATCTGTTAACGTAATGGTAAACGGATATGCTGCAAATAATGCAGGTAGTGAATGGTGCGTTTTTGAAGTTGAAAGTGGGGGAGATATTTACATAAGAGGGGATTTATTCAACACTACCTATGGAACTGGTATAACATTTAACACAACCACAGGAATAGAAATAAATGGCTCATTCTGCTTATAATGAATGAAGATGAAATAAAGAAAATATTAAATGACATTTACGAGGGGCTTTTATCAATACGATTTTTGCCCCTTAATTTGTATCTATTCACGGCCAATAAGTTACTAAGTGGAGTTTATCAAGGGTATGGATATACCTTAACTGAATTAGTAGAAAAGCAGATTGACGCAAAGGCCTTAAGGAATTTAGCCACTAACATTTATCATTTTTCGGCTGCTAAAACATTTCAGAACGTATATGACCTACAAAGTCTTTTATACACCGATGGATTTAAAACGCCCTTTGCAGCTTTTGAAAAACAGGCGGCTCAGATATTCAATGCTTACAATGAAAATTGGTTAAAGACTGAATATAACGCTGCTATAATGAGTGCTAACGCTGCTAGTTTATGGGAGGATATAGAACGGGATAAAGACATACTACCATTGCTTAAATATCAGACGGTAGGGGATGGAAGGGTACGACCTGAACACGCTAGGCTCGATAATATTGTAAAGCCCGTTGGCGATCCTTTTTGGAATTATGCCTACCCTCCAAATTCATGGAATTGTAGATGTACGGTAGTTCAATTAATGAAAGGCGAAGAGGAAGTAACTAAATTAACCCGTGATGAAAAGATAATGATTAAAGGTGAGGTTAACGAGGTGTTTAGAAATAACCCTGCTAAGAGTGGTAAGATATTTGCCGACCATCACCCATATTTCGATGTAGAAAGCAGGTATAAAGATTTGAAAGATAACAATTTTAACCTACCTTTGCCAATATGATAAGAGAGCCATTCGGAGGTAATACCGAAAATACAGTAGTTGTTAGCAGCTTAGAACAATTTGGGGAGGCTGTTAACGGGGTAATTACTTTAGCTGATAATGCGACCTATATAATAAGTGGCACGATAGACTTATTAGGTAAAAGGATTGTATGTGGTACTAATAACTCAATTTTCGGTTATGGTAGTGAAAACTGCATATTAAAAAGTACCGGATTAACATCCCAATATTTATTAACCTCTCAATATAGTTTACAATTAAACTTTGTAACCATTACGGCTGCAAAGGCTGTTAATCTAAATGCAATAGATAGTGATCAGACTTTAGATTGGGTTAGGGTTAACTTTACCAACTGTGCAGAAATAGGAATTATAAAAGATTTTTCTAACTTCATAGGTGAAACCCTTGGGATATTAAATTCTGATAAGTTTACGTTTGATGGAACTATTGGCACTATTGGTATGACTAATACGATATTTTCGGGAACCGGAACGGATAAAATAGTAATACTCCCAAGTACTTTAACTATAACTCGTAGGTTTAGGGTTCTTTATTCTAGTTTTATATGTACTGGAACTGCAACGGGAATTGATGTGGATAATGCAACAATACCTACCGAGGGGTTTATTTTAGATACTGTAAACTTTAGCGGAGGGGCTACATATCTAAACGGCATAAACAATACCAGTAATGATGCTTTAATATTAAATACAAAGGGGATTTCCAACAGTGGTAATATAGGCCAATACTATATGCAAGATAATGTAACTGCTACTACAATAACCGTTGAAGATACATATTACAAGGTTTCAGGAACTACAACAGTAGGTCAATACATTGAGAAATTTACTCATACTAATAATAGACTAACCTATGTAGGGGCTTTTATTGGGTATTTTAAGGTAAGTGCGTTTATGAGTGTAACTAGTGGAAACAATAATGTAATAGCGTTTAGGGTAGCCAAAAACGGAACTACAATAGCGCAAAGTACATCAAAGAGTACAACTTCGGGTGCTGGTAGGAGTGAAAATATAAAATTAAGTGATATAGTAGAATTAAATACTAATGATTATATTGAGGTATTTGTAACTAACACTTCGGGAACTAATGTAGTAACTGTTGAAAGTTTAAATTTAATTTGTGAACGCTTAAACTAATGATAAAGCTAACAGGCAAGGGATTTAACTTTAATCAAGTTGCGAGGAAACTAGCATCCAATAGGCGTATTATTAAGGTTGAAGCTGGGGGAATGGCTGTTAAGCACTTTAAAGGTAACTTTAGGGCGCAAGGATTTATTGATGAGGTGTTAGACCCTTGGCAAAAGAGAAAAGCACCAAGTAAAAAGAAAACGAGTAGGGCGATATTGGTAAAAACTGGACATTTAAGGAACTCTATAAGGGTTTTAGGGATGCCGGGAGATAGGGTAATATTAGGAACAAGGGGAATAAAGTACGCCAAAAGACACAATGAAGGGTTAGTTAAAATGCCAAAGCGTCAATTTATCGGAAATAGCAGATTATTGGAAGGCCGTATTCATAAACTAATAGACAGGCAAATAAGAAAAGCATGGGGGTAAAATTAACGATATACAACGATATTAAAGCCCGTATTGAGGCCACTGTAACCGAGATTAACACCGTAAAGAAGTTTAATAATCAGTTTACAAATGAAGATAGGGAAAACCCTGTACAATATCCAGTAGCCTACATTGGATTTAGTTCTATGGAGTGGATAAAACCAGCCACAAGGACTTCAATGTTAAATACGCTGCAACAACAGCAAGGCGGGCGAATGGTTGTAACAATCTATTTGGGATTTAGCCATTTAGAAGATGAGGAAGATTCATTTCCTATTTACGAGCCTATTATTCAAAAGGTATGGCAATATTTACAAGGGTGGAGTGGTACTAATATAGAGTATGGGGCTTTGGTAAGGATAGCCGAAAGGGAAGATAATAACCATGATGGGGTAATTGTTTGGGAAATAGATTTTGAAGTGGGAGTAAATGATTGTGGAAATGCCGATACCACATTGGTTGCAGTTGATCCAGTAACTTTAGACTTGTCAGGCCAATTAATCATTACACCAAGTACACAAACTAATTTAAGGACAGCGGATGATTTTGACGCTGAAGACGCATAACTTTTCTCGTTCATGTTTGTTTGTTTAAAAAGAAAGGGGGCTATAAACCCCCTTCTTTAATTTAGAAATTCAAGGTAAGAACGATTATTTTCTTTTTAACACGTTAACAGGTTCATACTGGTTTTTAATTAATACCTTATCAATAGAAATAGCGGCCTCCTTTTCAGTCGCAAAAAAACAATTATATTTAATCTTTGTATTGTTTATTCTACCCTCCCATTTCTTATCACCTCTTATTTTAGGACAATAGTAAACATAAAAGTAACCACTAGGGCTTGTTTTTATCTTGCTCATGAATCCCGATTTATTTCTATAATTAAATGTGTTCACGTGATGGGGGAGTATTACCGGGGTGAGGTATATTGTTTTTATCCAAGTCTAGGTAATAATCTGCATAAACAGTGCTATTACTTAGAAAGTATTTTTCAGCAATAATAGGCACGGCTCTATCAAGCCTATACCCTTTTGTTTCAAGTTTATTGATCTCGCTTTGAATTTTAGCGGCTCTTCGTAAAAGCCTAGGATTTGTTTGTTCTTTGCTCATGTTAGATAAGTTTGTCAAATGTAATAAAATATTATTATACTACCAAATAGTAAAGTGTTAAATTTTTTATAATTTACATAGGTTGTATTTTTGACATAATGGAGTTAAAGTACATACAAAACCTATCTAAAGACAGTGCGGATATTTACTTATACGATGAGATCGGATATGGTGTAAATGCACAAGGGTTTGTAAATGAACTCAATTACTTGTCTAATTCTTTAGAGATACCAGTTATAAATGTTAGAATAAACTCCCCCGGTGGTTCAGTAATTGATGGCATGGGTATTTTTGCTGCTATTCAAAACAGTAAAGCGGAGGTTAACACTTATATTGATGGGATAGCGGCCTCTGCTGCTGGTTTTATTGCTATGGCTGGTAAAAAACGCTATATGGCTGCTCATGCTTTATTAATGATGCACAATGTAAGCGGTGGATATTCAGACGATCCCGAAGAGCAAGTTAGAATCAACAACGCTATTAACGCAATGGAAACTTCTATTGCAACTATCCTAAGTAATAATAGTGGATTGAGTTTAGAGGATGTAAAGTTAAAAATGAATCAGGAAACTTGGATTAATGCTAATGAGGCATTAGAATTAAAGTTTGTTGATAGTGTTTTTGATAACACCCCTAAAAAGAGAATGGCAAAGAACGAGTTATACGACTTAGTAAACAGTATTGTAAAACCAAATATAAATAAAATGAATAAAGTATTGAATTACTTTAATCTTGACGAAACTGCAACCGAGGAAGCGGTTATTGAAAAGATTGATGCTATTAAAACAGAATCTCAAAATGAGGTGGATGTTTTGAAAGCAGAAAAAGAGGCTTTAGAAAATGAACTAAATGTATTAAAAGCTGAAAAAACTGCAAAAGAAGAGGCCGAAAAAGAGGTTTTAGCAGTTGCAGAAGTTGAAAATGCTATTAATGCTGGTAAGTTCGATGCTGCTAAAAAAGAAGAGTTAGTAAACACCGCTAAGAATGATTTAGAAGGGTTTAAGAACTTGGTATTGTCTATTAAGACAGCGGTAGCCCCTGACATTACTAACCTAATGAACAAAGGCAAATCCGGCAAACAAGATGATAACCGTGAAACATGGAATATCTTGGATTGGCAGAAAAAAGACCCTAATGGATTAAAAAACATTATGGATAACGAGCCTGAAACTTACAAAAGGCTTTACAATGAGCATTACA